TAATTACAAACTATATGATGCAAGACATTTGAAAGATAAGATAGTCAAGGTTATTGTTCGTAAAAAATCAAGTCAATTAGAGTTCGATAAATTTGTTGACAAGATTGATAAAGCTGGATGTTATGACCTTAAAGTTGTTGAAAATTTTGAGATTGATGATGAAGAAGTAGAGTTTTCCTCAGAAGAGAGTGCAGATACATTAACACTTTTAAATAAATACATTGAAGAGTCCGAATTTGATTTAGATAAAGAAGTAGTGAAAAACATTATGAAGGACGTTTATAGGGAGGCTTGCGAGTTCGAGTAATGTTTGTTCTTGCTATAAAAGGAAAGGAACACGAAGGTGCATATGCTGTTACCGATCCCGAAGGGGAGAAGGCATTGTACCTATTTGAGGAGCAAGATGATGCTCTTCGTTATGGTGGATTATTAGAAGCAGAAGATTATCCACCAATGAGTGTCATGGAAATTCCTGACCAGCTTGCAATAAACACTTGTAACATGTATAATTATAGGTATGTGATCATCACTGAAGATGATTTTGTGATTCCACCAAGAGCGAATGATTTTATTCAAAACGATAAGATGGCGTAATTTCCTATCTACTGGAAATAATTTTACAGAAATTAATTTAAAAGAATCAAAAACTAGTCTTATTATTGGTAGTAATGGTGCTGGTAAAAGTACCATATTAGATGCTCTTACTTTTTCTCTGTTCAATAAACCATTTCGTAAAATAACAAAAGGGCAGTTAGTTAATACAGTAAATGAAAAAGAATGTTTGGTAGAAGTAGAATTTGATATTGGAAAAACACAATGGAAAGTAGTAAGGGGAATAAAACCAAATGTATTTGAAATTTATAAAAACAAAACTATATTGAATCAATCTTCTGCAGCTGCTGATCAACAAAAATGGTTAGAGGAACAGGTATTGAAATTAAATTATAAGTCATTTACTCAGATTGTTATACTGGGTAGTGCATCCTTTGTACCTTTTATGCAGTTAAATGCTCCAGTTAGGAGGGAAGTTATTGAAGATCTTTTAGACATTAAAATATTTTCAGTAATGAGTTTACTTCTCAGAGAAAGAATGAGAGGAACTAATGAAAGAATAAGAGAGTTATCTATTCGCAAAGATCTTTTAGAAGAAAAAATTGATATGCAAAATAGTTTTATTCAAGAATTGGAAGAAACAGGTAAAAAAAATGTCAAGAGTAAAAAAGATAAACTCGTCACCTTGTCACGTGCCGTTAACGAAAATAAATCTGAGTTGGAAAAATTAACTGATAACTTGGATGTTATTAATAAAGACATTGAAATGTCATCAGGTTCTAACAAAAAGTTAAGAAAACTAGGTAACTTAAGAGGTAAATTATCTCAAAAAGTATCTACCATTACTAAAGAGCATAAGTTCTTCACTGATAATGTAACATGCCCTACATGTACCCAATCTATTGATGAAGAGTTTCGTATAGATAGAATTAATGATGCTAAATCTAAAGCCAAAGAACTTGAAAAAGGTTATAAGGAATTAGAAGAAGCAATCAGACTTGAAGAGGAAAGAGAAAACCAATTCAAGGAATTTACAAAGGAGGCATCCAAACTAACGCATGAAATTTCTAAAACAAGCACAAGGATTTCTGGACTTGAAAATCAGACCAGAGAAATTGAACAAGAAATTCAAACAATTACCGAACAACTTAAAAACAGAACTACTGAAAGAAATGCGTTAGAAAAATTACTAGGAGAATTAGAAGGTCTCCAAAAAGAACAATCAAAGGAAACTGAGAGAAACGTTTATAATGAATTTGCACATGCTCTAATGAAAGATGGTGGTGTAAAGTCTAAAATTATTAAACGTTACTTACCTTTAATGA